TTTGCTTTATAGGAATCGAGGACGCCCCTACGCCAGTTATTGTTAGGGTCTGATAAAGCAATAACAACCGCATCGACCTCTAGACGTTTCTGGAACTTCTGGACCTCAAGGTCGAATAACTGTCTAGCCGCCTTAAAGTCAGCGTGTAATGTATACCAATCATCGCCCCAGTGGATAGGTTCTTCCACAGCCGCAGAGGATTGAAACAGGGTTATATCACCGTCAATAATTATTTTATGTATGGTCATCTTCACCCACGCCCTCATCTCTGGAAAGCACAAAGAGTTTTGCGGCTTCACATAGCCCCAAACAACCGTGGAAACTCCCCTTACCTACAAACAGTAATGAGTCTTCCTTCTCGGTTCTATTAGCAGAGCCCACAATAACTATACAATCCATTCTTTTTTGAAGTTCATCAATTAAATCAGTCGTTGGTATATACTCTAAATCACTTGACATTTTTTCCACCCATATTCTTTCGTGTCCCCGTGTTTGTTAATGCGTTCCAAATAAATGTAAGAGGTCTCAGGCACTTCTTTATAGGGGATAATCCAGACTCTTCTATCCGGACAGACGATGGCGAGTAGATCATAATCTCCGTCTTTATACTGTCCTTTGCGGGGCTGCACTGGACCTCGTAAATATCGGCTGCCTCCTTGCTGACACCAGTGGGCTGTTTTAACTTGCACACGTTGACTCTCTGTCCCTCTAATTGCAATAAAATCACAAGGTCCCGCCCCGCTTGGTGTCCAGAAGATTTCAAAGCCTTGTTCGCTAAACCAAGCGGCAGACCTATATTCAGATACTGCTCCCTTGGTTGTCGTCGTTGTCTGCATATGAGTCCTTTCATTAGTGCGTCTCCGCCCAGTTGGCGCCAACCTTGTATTCCCCATCTAGAGGGCATCTAAATCCAAAAGACGTCCCTGCCTCTTGAATAGCCTTCACAACTATCTGACCAACTTTATCCCCGACGTCAGCGCCTGTTTCATATTGTATCTCGTCGTGAATGTGAGCCACCTGAATAGCGTCTAAATTTTCACGCGCTAAGGCTTTATGAGCATCTATAGTGGCTTGTTTCATAAGTATACTTCCGGCGCTCTGTAACAAAGCGTTAAGGGCTGAGTGGTTAGAACGGATAGGTAATCTCCTACCATCTAATCCTACCAAATAGTTTCTATGTGTAAGTGCCTTTTCTATTTTTTCTTTAAGAAGTTTTAAGGCGGGCATCTTCGTCATAAAGCGTGTCATCAAGCGTTGACCTTCACGAGCGCCACCTCCAACTATGCTTCCAATCTTGGGAGCCCCTGCGCCATAAAGCCAGGCGTAAATAAAAGTCTTGGCTTGATCTCTAGTTTTTAGACCTGAGGCTTTTTGGTTAGCCGTATGCACGTCCCCATTAAGGATGATGTCAATATATTTACCGTTATCAAAGGTGGCTAAGTAGTGAGCAAGGCAGCGTAATTCTAAGCCGCTTGCATCCACACCTACCAGTAAACGCCCCTCTGGAGCATGGAATAACTCACGACATTCTTTACCATACTTCGCATGGACAGCCGGAACCTGACCAACATTTGGGCGACGGTGACTACACCGCCCCGTGATAGTGCCGTTAGTATTTACTGAGCCGTGGATACGCCCATCTACCTCTAACTTAAGCCACGCCTCCTTGCCCTCAGCCAACTGGGCAATCCGTTTGGCTTTTGTTAGGTAGTCTACAAGGGTCTTAGCCTCATCGTAGGGAAGCGCTTTAAGGATGCTCTCATCGACCTGAGGCTGTCCACTGGGCGTAAACACCTGAGGCTCCCACCCATATTTATCAATTAAGCATTTAGCGATTTGGTGTCTGCTGTCTGGGTTAAACGGAACAGTCTTGGTTTTGTTAGGTCCCCGGCGAATGTCAGCGTCCTTGTGTCCCGCTTTCTTAGCCGCCGTCTTTGTGGGGTACTGAAGAGCCAACCGCCCCTCAACAGGGTTCGTAGCAACAACCTCCCAATACTGAGGCGTCTTCATCTCTTCGATAGAGGGCGGGAAGGTTTCTATAAGTTTCCTCTTAAGCACCTCTCGCTCTTGAGACCACTGACCATACAACTCAACGGCTTTCTTAACATCAAAAGCAAAACCATTCTTTTGTTGCTGATCTATAATCGCAGCAAACTCATGTTCTAAAATCTGGGAATCGGCAGAGCCCTCCTTGGCAGCGATAGCGTTCCACAGCGCTTCAGTAACTTTCGTATCTTGTATACAATACTCAAGCATCTCATCACTGTACTCCGCAAAACCGCCCTTATATTCATCCTTATATTCCCCTAAACGATAGCCCCACGATTTCAACGAGTGAGCGCCTACTAAGTTTTTTGGGAAACCGCTGTTCAGTCTCTTAAAATCTTCTTCTTTAATATCAGACCAAACGAGGCGGGAAAGTATCAAGGTATCTCTTACCAAACCCTCTGGCTTCCACTTAGGATATAACTTTTGTATGGCGGGAATATCAAAACCCTGAATGTTATGTCCCACAATTAAATCACTGATTCGGAGGCGTTCTAATCCCTCTTGGATATTGTCGCCATGATATGTAGCAACTTCATCTCCGTGTCTTATCACAATACAATGAATAGTGTTCAGTCCTTCCAAAGTCCTGAAGTCATCTATCGCACTAGTTTCTATGTCAAATATTGTTGGTGTCATCCGTTTCCTTTCGTATCATTAAAAACCCAGGAGTACCTTCCCCACACCAGGCACCGACCTGGTTGAAACTCCAATAATCTATAGCATCTTGTTCGCTCATATCCCGCTGAAGTATCTCCATAACCTTATTAAAATCATAAAGAATAAAAGTATCGGTAAAGCGTTGAACCTCCCCAATGATTGCCTCATCATAGCCATCCATTTTTAGCATGACTCCCCCTCATACCCGTGTTCTAAAGCCCACTCTCTCAAAATCGGATCAGTAAGAAAGCGGTCCCGAAGTTTCGTTTTCAAACGCTGTTCATTTTCCTTAAGTGCTTGATGAGACACGCGGGTGCCTTCTAGGCGGCTTATTATTTCAGCCACCTGAAGCCAATTTAAGTTTAACTTTTTTCCAGTATCTGTGTGTGGCTGCCTTAGAATATCCATTCGGACCTCCGTTCCATGTTCGTGACATTGTTTCGTGAGAATCATCTGGCGCATAGCGGTCCATGTAAGACCAGAAGATTTGCGTTGCATAAGTTAAGTTTCTACAGTCATCATATGTTCCCCCAATATCGGGGCGATGCTCCACCGCATCTAACCAACAGGCTCTATGTATCTGAAGGGGACCGAGAGCCTCCCCCCCGTCACCTAAGGCGTTGGGTGGGTCAGGATGACCTCCGGTCTCCACGGCTTGTATAGCATTTACTAAATCAGAAGAGGTCATCAGCGTCGGCTCCAATAGGTTCGGATCGTTCAAGCAACCTACCTGTTTGTGGGTTGTATTCGACATGACAGCCGACGCCTGTGGACCCTGTGTATCTGTTTTTGAGTACACGCAGCGTGGTGACATTCTTGAGTTCTTCGTCCTGTTGGTCCCTTTCCAATCCGATGCACATATCCGATAGGCTAGCAATACTGCCAGAGCCCCTAAGATGAGCCAGAGATACTTGACCGCCCTCTTCATGGGACCTCCCTTCTGGTCGCTTAAGATGCGACACAATAATTAATGAAATCTGCATTTCTTCCACGAGAGAGCGAAGCCTCGTCATGAGGTTATCAATCAACCGCCGCTCATCCCCATCCCCGATCGCCGACACGCAGATACTGAGGTGGTCTAGGAAGATATGTGTACAGCCCATCCCCCTTGCCATGTAACGCACACGGCTCAGTAAGTTCTCACTATCAAGTGATCCCCAGTGGTCATATAAAACACAGCGACCAGAGCCTACCGTGGCGTCAAAGGCTTCTCGTTTTTGTTCTGTTGTTATTTGGTCCTCTTCCCACCGATGAACAGGACACTCTAGATAGACAGCCATTAAAGACTGAGCGCTCTGTTTGACGTTCTCTTCAAGAGCCACAATACCTACCGTCTTTCCCTTACCCAGAAGCCAAGATTGCCATTCGCGGCACACACTACTCTTGCCTTGCCCGGTGCCTGAAGTCAGGGTAACAACCTCTCCTTGCCGTAAGCCATAGGTCTTCTCGTTGAGCCCCGACCAAGGGTACTCAACTGACTCTACAACCTCTTCAGAAGAGACCCTCTCCCACAGTTCTTCACCGGGAAGAACACCATCGGGTCTGTATATTTTTGCTCCCCAGATAGCGCTTACAAGTTCTTTAATACGTCCGGCTACCAACATCTCGTTGGCGTCCTTCAGGGGCAGTGAGGCAATCTTTGCTTTTCCGGGGGAAAGCAACATGGCGCAGTCCCGCGCCGCTTTCTGTCCGGGCTCATCCTGATCAAAAAGAAAGATGACACTATCGAATTTCTCAAGCCATTCGATAGATTGTCTTATTGCTTTCACCGCCCCTGCGGCGCCACTGGGGAGAGAGGCTGTGGGATACTTATTATTAAAGGCTCCTTGACTGACGCTCAAAGCATCAATCTCGCCTTCTGTAATAACAAGCATCTTCCCACCATCACGCCACATATCCTCACCCCAGAGCCTAAGTCCTCTCGTCTCTCCTAGGATAGAGAAGTCTTTAGTACGGGTTCGTATCTTTTGAGCGACCAACTCGCCCTTAATATTTTTATAGTTAGCAACCTGAACCGGCTCGCCATTAAAGCGTCCGATGCCATAGCCCCACTTTCTACACGTCTCTTCTGTTATACCCCGCCGCACAAGCGGCTGATATTCGATAGATAATAGTCCCAAACCTTGTCTCCTTGTTTCTTGAGCCCCCGCTTCGCCGTCGCCGTGCTCATAATATTGACACCCAAAGCAGTACCCATGCCCGTCTGCATAACGACCTAGGTTATCCTTGGACCCACATGACGGACATGGCTCGTGATATAAAAAATCA